GGTTTCCGGCACTTGAAATGTTCCCATTTACCAAAAATCCATAGGGCAAATACAAGTTCCCATCAACAAAACACTCAATCTCGCTATCCGAGTATGATGTTAAAGCGCTCTTTAATCCAGATACATCATCACTCAGTTGGGTATAATCAGCCGGGATGGATTCCCTGGCTTCCTCGGCTGCATCCTGAATCTGCTCGATGACCTCGTCTTTCGCAGTAAGAGCAATCTGGTGGGCAGTCTCTTCTGCCTGGTCCATCCAGTCTTCCAGCGGAGTTGGAACATCCCCGGTGGTTTCGATGCTTCCGTCGATCTTTGTCGTCCCGACAGCTGATTTTATAACCTCGTCGCCGTTCTTAAACTCCAACTGGATATGCCCGCTCCCGTGGTAGATAAGATCGCTGTCAGTAACCGTCCAGACAAGAGCGTCACCATCCTTGGCAAGCTGCGCAGCAGGATACTTGTCTCCCCTGGGGGGCTGAATGTTCATGCTGTAGGTGGCGTTCGGGTAGTCCCAAAAGACTTCAGAACAGTCAATAACAATCTGCGTATGAATGTTCTCGCTAGCGTAGCCAATATACAGCGTCTTTTTGGCGAGGTCCTTCAGCATAAGCTTTTGAATTCTCTTTCCCATTGTCGGCTTCCCCTTTGTTATGAATTAGTCGCTGGGATACAAAGCAGTAGATCCATCGCCGGAATCCCGGCGGAGCACTCAACGGTCAGCGTCCCGGCGCTGGTTATCCATACGATATCCTCAGGATGCTGTACGGCAAGGTTGGTCACGGCGTGGTCTGCCGTAATTCTGGAATCGTTAAAGGTTGCCCTTACGATAGTCAGATTCTCGTCGAAATGCACGGCGAAAGGCTGACTGGCGTCAATCGCGTCCACCTTTGCCTTAATCGTCCCGCCGTTCGTAACATAAGGAATCTCGTTAGCCGTGCGGGCGTTAAGGTTCTGGATATCGCCAACCATAGTGTCGACCGTGGCCTTGATGCTTGTCGCCACACCGGCGGAAAGCGGGATGTCTTCACCGGTCAGACTTTCCAGATCACCAACGCGCTCAGTAACATCGTCAACAGCGTCCTTTATGGTCTGCTCTGTTCCGGATGTGTACGGAAGCGTTGACCCGTTAAGCGCCCCGATGGCGTCCCCGACGGCCTTGGCATCCGCCACCTTGCCGGAAACGGTCAGGCTTGTTGAGATGTCCGTCTTCGGAATCAGCTTCCCGACTTCCGTGGTAATCGTCTGATTGACGCCGGATATTTCGCTGTCAATCTTTCCGTCCAGCGTATCCAGAGAACCGCCTTCGGAAATGACGCCGTCCATCTGGTTGGTAAGGTCGCTGATATCGCTCAGAGCGTCGCCCAATGTTGCGTTAATCTCATCGATCTTATCCCCGACGACTTTCGCATCGGCAGCTTCACCGGCGTTCTTCAAGGTCGTATCAACCGCGTTCTGGATTACGTTAGATGCATTCAGTTCCATGGTAATGACCGGGATACCCTTCTGCTGGATGGAATCAGGAGTATCTGCGATCACAGTTTCATTGTTCGGCATTGTTTCTTCACTCCTTTACAGCCCAGCAGATGCTTCGATAATCAGGTTCTGTGAGTCATACGGATAAAGTACTTGGTCTCCGTCTGTGATCTTCCCGCTCTCGTCACGGTACGGGTGGATTACGACGACGATATCGTAATTATAGGTGGCAGCAGCCAGCGGTTCGGTTGTGCTGTGCAGGAAATAGATTGTGATACAGCCGTTCGTGTCGGGCGTGTACTCTTCCCTGACATAGGTCTGGTTCCCCTGCCGGAGCTTGAAGATGACTCTGTCCTCAGGCTCAAAAGTATACCCGACAAGCCGGAAACATACGGCCCCGGTTTCCCCGCGTTTCATCCGGATGGTGAATCCGTCCACATCAAACATCTTCTGTCACCTCCTCCTGCACATCGGCTTTCGGAACAACTTGCACATTCTCGATGCTGACATCAAGCTCTTCTTCCATCTTGTTCAGACGAATCATAGCTTCAGCCAGGAGCATGATATTGTGCTCCGTCGCTTGAATGTGAAGCTCCTGCAAGATATTTTTAATAGCCCTGATCTGATCGCTCATGTCTCTCACCTCTCATCCAAGCGTTATGTAAGCCTGTCTTCTCGTCCCTCTGCAAGACAAAGTAATGAGTAAGTAACTGGGAACCGTCGGCAGATTTGCGTATCCAACGTTGTATCTGCCTGAAATGGGCGATGTTCCTGCGGACTGTGGTGTTACGCCACCCACGCCACCGCCAATTTCACTCGAACTGACTTTAGCTGCATCGCTGATCTTGTCTGACGCGTCTACTGAATAGTTAAATCCCGTATACTCATTGTTGTGGTTCGTGTCGCCAACCAAACCGTAATACGTATTCCCAACCCAGTAGCCCTGTATTTCCGCAAGCTTTATGATGTATTTCTCATCCTGAGGAGTCGCCGTAATCGTTCCTGTTCCGCTACTCCACTTGGCGGATAGTGAAGTAGCTCGGCTAAAATTTAGCTTCTCGGTTGTCCCGTTAAACCTCGTGAGCGTTATCGTGTAATTATTTCCATTCTGGTTGATGGAAGCTGCCCTGAAACCGTTTGCTACGTTCACGGCGTCTCCGGTGTTGGACGCAATAGTGAGTGTGTTCGCGTTTAGTCTCTTGACATTTACGATGGAAGCACTCGCAATATTCGTGAGCAGATTGTCCGTCGTAATCGCCTTTGCCGTGATCTTTTCAATGTTCGCGACCCGTGCGTTCAACCGTCCGAAGTTGCCCTGCAAAGCCACGATTCCGCTGTCCGTCGCTCCCATCCAGTCAGGCAGTTCCAGATCTGCAAGAGAAACCAGCTTCCCGTTCTTCTTCCCGGCGTAAATCACATCAGCGTCCAGCTTTGCTTCTGTCTGCCCCTTCTGCTCGTTAAACGCGATAGCGATCTCTCCGGCCTTCACATAGTTGACTTCTCCGTCGCTCGTAACAGTAGCAAGATAGTAAACCCCCGGCGGGTTCGACCAGATGTAGTTTAGCCCGGTGTCCTTCGCTACATACAGCGTATCGACATTGCCACTTGCAGGAAACTTATCCTTGGTTGCGTACTTCTCGATCTTGGAATACTTCAGACGACCGACGCTCATGCTGACACTTGTGTCCGTCTGGTCAATCCGTGTTCCCAGCTTCTTGTCAAGGTTGTCAATGGAAATCAGAACTTGTCGCTCAGATTCCTGGATGTGGCTCTCCAGCGTTGAGTCATACCGTCCTCTGTAAACCCCGCTCCTGTAGCTGTTTCCGCTTCTGGCGCTCCCGCTGTATTCCTTGGCGCTCATCACGGCGATTGCTTCCCGTTCCTGGGTGCCCGTGGACGACACGTTGACTTGTGGCTGGCCCTTCCATACAAGGGTTGACGAGCAGACCGGAGACTGGTATTTTGTCCCGTCTCTGCTTACACTAATTATATCACCGGCCTCAATCGACCAGTCCGAAAATGTACTTGCTGTAAAAGGATGATATCCGTCTACGCTGTTCAGCCTTCTAAGAATGTCGCCCGTTGATGCTTTCGCCATGCCATCACCCCCTCATTAATGGATTATCCTGAATCAGATAATGGTCGCTTCCGGAGTCGGTCATCTCGTCGATGGTTTCTGAATTATCGCTGGTGTCCCGGACATACAGTCTGCTGATTTTCTTCGTTTCATACCAGTAAGGCTCAAACTTGGAATAACCACTTTCGTTGTATATCTGGGTCGTCTGCTTCAGCCATTCAAGGCAAAGTGTCCCGTCCCGGCTGAATTTAGCGTTACTGCATGCAGCTTCGGCAATCCACCCAAGCACGGTCCTGACGGTCGCGTTCTCGAAATCGTCCGGTTCTTTGGTGATTGTGGCGTCCTCGTTCAGGAAGTTCTTTGTTCCCTGCGCCACCCCGATATAATTGCACAGCGCCGTAAACAGAGTCCCGATGGTGGTCGGGTATGTGATCCCAAGCACAGAAGCGGATGGCATATCCCGCTCGGCGTCCTGCATCAGGTCAAAGCAGGACAGACCAATCTCATGGACTCCCGGATTGTTCGGTCTGTCCGCCCGGAAAACGCCCAGGGGAACAAACTCATACCGGTCACGGAATCCACCGGCGTAAATAAACAGGATTCTGCTGTCCTTATTGTAGAAAATTCCTTTCCCACTCCACCCGATAGCCTTGTTCTGCATAAAAGTATTCAGCTTATGTCCAGCCGTGATATTGACTCCGGTCTTGTCGTCGTATACGGCAAACTGTCCAAGCTCAGAAAACGCCCAGACCTTCCCGGCATACCCAAGCATGCTTCTCACGGGGAAGGCGGGCTGTACGCTGACGGGCTCTCCGTTCCTGATCAGGTAGGGCGGTTCGCTGTTCCCAAAGTACTGAGCCTGATTAGTGTTAATAACGACGGGGGCAAGCTGTTGATAGGAATCTGTCCCAAGCTTAACGCCAAGCGTCGCCGTAAACTTCCCGAACTCATAGGAATTCAGCAGTTCGTTGTCGTTAAATACCGAAAAGGAAATGGAATTGGACAGCGTCTGCCCGATGGAAATATCGTCCTGTGCGTTAAAAGTATCGTTAAAGTTTATACCAGATGCGATATTGATATCGTCGTTCGTAAAAACGCAGTCGTCAAAGATCATAAGCGCCATCTGCTCGTTCCCGTTTGCGACCGCTTCATGGAATGCGTTGCTGGCAGGATACATCCAATTCCTCCCTTCCGTCAGTATTCAATCACGCTGAACTTAAGTTCTCCAATCCATTCCCCGTCTTCCGGAGACCATACCGCCGTGAAATCCCTGTCGCCAACATAAGCGGTAATCACGGAGGTATTTCCGTTCCATGGGTCAGGATAGGTAAACCGGAACTTATCGCTCTTTAGGAGCTGGCAGATGGAAATAATCGTGCTCCATGCGATATTCTTATACTCAAGGGACAGGGGGTGCTTAATGGCTACCCTGTTCCTGTGCAGAAAACCCGTAGCGTCACGCTCTCCCATGGTGTCCAGGTCGCTTTCCTTCCCGGAGAATGAAGACGGATCAGGAATCGCCGTGTTTCCGATTTTGAACCCCATCACATAGGTTAACGGCGCAGCCATTCAGATCACCTCCCTGTGGTCTTTGAGTAAATATCGCTGTTCGCGTTGTTGAACTTGCTCCAGCTCAGCGACGGCGACACGGAAAGATTTCCGGTCTTTTCAAGTAGGGCCCGAAGCAGGGTGTTCTGCTCCGCCAGCAGTCTGTTCTGGTCGGAGTTTGCGTCCCGCACACCGCGCTGGATGCCTTCGACGATCTGCCCCTGATTCGCGACGGTCGTCTTTCCGTTCATGTTGCCGACAAGCTCCGCTCCAGCTTCGTTTGCGATGAACAAATCACCTCTGGGAATATCAAACCCGCCTTTTGCGAATTCCTCAATCGGGTTAATGGTTCCGATGTTCCACAGAGTAACGGGAGATGGATCCCATCCTACGTGCGGGCCACCAAACGGGATGTCAAATCCCCAACCCGGAATCGTAAACGAGCCGACGGCGTTCAAAGCCCCGATCACATCGTTAATCCTGAAGATAATCCAGTTGATAGCGTCTCTGAATGCGTTCTTAATGGGCGTGGTAACATTCGTTTCAAACCATGTGGAAACAGCAGACCATGCGCCTTCAATCAGGCCGGAAACGTTGGTTGACCAAAGCTGGCTTACCGTTTCCCATGCCTTGGAGAACATTCCGATCAGACCTGTTCCGGTTTCGGTGCTTCCGAAGATTCCTTCAAAGAATCCCTTGACCCCTCCCCAGATTCCTTCCTTTGCGATGTTCTCCGATACGTTGGTTTCCCACCATACTTTGGCGTTGTCCCACGCAGAGGTGAAGTAGCCTTTAATCCCACCATTTCCGTCTGAACCGCACCATGTATCCCTGAAGAAATTCCCAATGGGCTCCCAGACCGCCTTAATGTCTACGCCTGTCGTCTCCTTCATCCATTCGGCAGCAGCGTCAAACGCCTGTTTCGACCAGCCACGAATACCACCGTTTCCGTCTTCGCCTACAAAGATTCCCTTGAAGAATCCCTTGACAGCGCCCCAGGCTCCTTCTTTTTCAAAATTCTTGCCTACGTTATCGTTCCACCAGGTAGAAACGCTTGAATACGCGGACCGTGCATAGCTGGAGATGCTTCCGGGCGTTTCAGAATCTCCGAACAGCGTCCCGAAGAAGCTGGACACGCTCTGCCATGCGGTTTCAACAGGCTTTGCGATACTGGCGTCCCACCACATGGTCACGCCTGTCCACGCAGCACTTGCGTAGCTTGCGATACTGCCTTCGACATCGGCTCCGCCGAACAGCTTTCCAAAGAAGTCGGTTACGCTCTGCCATGCGCTTTCGACGGGTTTGGCGATGTTCTCGTCCCACCACATGGAAACAGTATCCCATACCGCTTGCAGAGACTGCTTTACGCTTTCCCAGATTTCGGTTATCTTTGCTCCGATTCTCTTGAAAGCTCCGGTAACCTCCAGGACTATTGTGTCCCAGTTCAGAGCGACAGACGCTGCCAGAGACACGCCACCGGCAATCATCATTCCGACGCCCAGCGGAATACCCGCCCCGGTGCAGACAAGGATAGCGCCGAGTGCCAGCAGAGACGCCCCTGCGATCGCCGTGATTTTTGTGATCTTTGCCTTGACTTCCTTATCGAGATTCCACGAGAGAGCAACAGAGGATGCCAATGTGGCAGCTCCGGCGACCATCATCCCGATACCGATGGGAAGCGAAGCGCCCGTGAAAGCTAAGACAGAACCGATTGCCAGAAGCGAAATTCCCGCATAGGCGGTAATTTTCGCGATCTTTTTCTTAATCTCTTCGTCCAGATTCCAGGACAAAGCCACCGACCCGGCAAGACTGGCAGCTCCTGCCAGCATCAGCCCTATGCCGATTGGAATATTGGCTCCGGTAAAGGCAAGCACAGCGCCAAGGCCAAGTAACGCACCACCAGCAATTGCGGTAACGTGTGCGATTCTGTCAGCAATCTGCGCGTCAAGGTTCCAACTCAACGCAACGGAGCCTATAAGGGACGCAGCTCCAAGGGCCATCATTCCGATGCCAAGCGGGACGCTGGCTCCGGTAAACGCGAGTACGGCACCGACTGCCATCTCAGCGCCACCGACGGCTCCGGTGATAACGGTAATCTGCTTTTTGATCTCTTTTGGAAGCTTCGCCCAGTCTACGGTAAGCGTTTTCGCGATAGACGCAGCGCCAAGCACCATCATCCCGATACCGGGGCCGACATGCCCGGTACATGCCATAATCAGGCCGACCGCCAGCAGAGCTTCTCCAACAAGGATGGAAGAAATCGCGCTGATTTCCTTCGTGACGAGGTCGGACAGTTTTCCGTTCGACCCGCCCTTGCCGGAACCACCGCCACCACCGCCACCGCTCTTGTTGGTGGTAGACTGAATAATGTTAAGCTCGTCCCACGCAGCTAGAAGTCCCTTCGTTTCCTTCGCTGCTTCTTTCGCGCTCTTCCCGGCTCCGGAGGTGGCCCCGCCGTACTTACTGATCTTCGACGCGTTGACCCCAAACAGCTCACTTGAAATACCCAGCAGGGACAGCAGAGACTGAATCAGGGAGCAGATATACTGGATGGCAGCTCCGACCGTATAGATGACGGGCAGTAACGCCGTAAGGGCAGGAGCGAATGTCTGGATGATGCTGACTGCCGTGTTCTTCACGATGGCGTTCGTGTCGCTGACAGTCTTGGCAAAGGCCCCGCCCATGCTCTGGCTGAACGCTTTCGCGGAATTCCAGGCGTCACCGAAGGACTTCATAAGCAGTTTCAGCGCGTTCCGGATGATCATCGTGCTGGCAATCCGCCCGACTCTTTGCAGGAAACTAACAAACGGCCCACAGCTTCTGTTCGCCCTGTCCGCTTCTTCCCGAAGCTGTCTTGTGTTTTCAGCAGCGTTGTTCAGCGCTCCGGAAGCGTTAGCCCCTTCGGTAGCGGAATTTCCAAGCTGGTTTGCCACATTGCTCATGCTGGCGCTGGCAGCTTCTCCAACTCTGCTCGTGTTGTCGAGCTGAGTATTTACGTTCTGGATAGCGGACGCTGCCGGAGTGGCAGCGGTCGAAGCTCCCTGAAGAAGCGATGAAGGATTCCATGTCTGCTTTGTCGCCTTTTCATATTTCGCGACAGCAGACTGATAAATCGGGTCCGCCGTGTTTGGATTAGCGCCGAAGCTCCGCAGAATGTTCGCTTCCATAGCGCCCTTGGCTGGAGCTGCTCCGCTCAGTATCGGGTCAGGCCCGGTCTTGCGGATGCTTGCGAGATACGCTTCTTTTGAACGCTTAGCGACGGCCTGATACTCTTTAATCCTCGCCATGTCTTCGGCCCATTGACGGCGGGACGCTTCTCGCATGGCTGCGAGTTCTTCAGGGGTGTTGCCTTTGAAAAGATCAGGCTTCTTCTCAGCGACAGTTTCCGCTCCGGTGGTCTTCTTTGTCTCCTCTGCTACAGCCTTCGCAGCAGCAGCAGCCTTTCTGGCAGCAAGCTCCTGTTTCCCAAGCTCCTGATCAAATACTTTCGCAGACGCAGCAGCGGATTTTGTAATCCTGTCAACGCCGGTGAGCGTATTAATCTGCTCCTGCATGGCGGTCGTCACGCTCTTGGCTCTGGTCTCGCCCATGCTCCAGGAAGCAGAAACCGTGTTGCTGGTCGTGGCTGCTTCCTTGGTCGCGTTAGCTGCCTGTCTCGCAGCGACTTCCTGCCTTGCAAGCTGTTCGTCAAATACCTTGGCGGATGCAGCAGCGGACTTCGTGATTCTGTCCACACCCGTAACGGCGTTAATCTGGGCCTGTATAGCGCTGGTAACTTGCTTTACCCTGGCAGCTCCGCTCCCACCACCGGACGGCCCACCGCCCCCGGTGGCGTCGCTCATAATGTTGCCGAAGTAGTTCCGCTTAATCCTTGAAATCTTCTTCAGCTCTTCATTCAGCGCCCGCAGACCGGTAAGTGTTTTCTCAGTCTGCCCCGCTAAAGAACGAAGGGAGTTGACAAGGCCGTGAATGCTGCCAGTCGCCTTCCTTGAATTCGAAGTAATTTCAATATTAAGGCTATCGATGGTGTTGGACGGCATTTCCTTATCAACTCCCTTGGGTCATTGCTTCTTACCGCTCGTGTTTTTCTTCCACGCGCTCAGATAATTAATCAGCTTACGCTTCTTCTCCCGCTCGTCTTCCCGCTTCTCAACTTCTGTCTTCGGGAAAATGTTGAACGGTTTCTTTACATACTCTTCACGGCGCTTTCCGAAGGCTGTAGCAATGATCGCCCCAAAGCCGTGATAGTTGTATAGTCCCTGGATCCACATTTCTTCGTTCTTCATTCTGCGTTTCAGCAGATGAGCTTCCCGATAAGCCTTCGCGATCCAGGGGTCTCCATACCAGTACTGCTCCCATGTCATGCCGTATACAAGATACATGGGGCAGAGCTGGTCGAAAATTTCGGTGTAGGTTAGCTTTTCTGACGGTGCTTCATCCACGGATTCTTCCGGGTTTACAGTTCCACCGTCACGCCTGAGTTTTTTTCTGCACCTTCGCCGTCGGTCGGATTCAGCGCCGTGAAAGGCACGGCCCACAGCTCACCGAGACGGCGACCGAGTGCTTCGCCAAGGCCACCAATGCGGTCGAGGAGCTTCTCAGCCTGTCCCAGACTCACGCTGGGATGATGCATGCGGAAAGCGTACCAGAAGAACTCAGGAATCTTCGTCATGGGATAAGCATCGACATCTTCGATCTTGAATCCACGCTGTTCAGCGAACTTAATGGTATCCCGGTTGAATTCCAGCGTATAATCCCTGGAATTCTCAATGTCATGAATGACAACCGGCTTGACGGTATTGGTTTCTTTTGCCATCGTTTTTCCCTCCCGTATAGGTTTTTAATATATGTTAAGGGCGGTAAGCCAATGATACGGGCATCGGCAAAGGCTCAACCTCTGTCCCGCCACTTAACAACGCAATGGATTAGGTGGACGCAGAAGCCCAGCCAGCGATCTGGTTCGGAATGATGTGCAGATTCGCTTCCTCAACGGCGTCCACGCCCTGGGCGCTCATGCCCAGATCTACGGGCAGACCGGCGAAATAGAAGCTGTCGAAGTTCGGGATAGACACCTCGAACCACGTAGACAGGCCAGACGCCCACGCAGAAGTCGCAGCCGTGCACAGGGAAGTCCAGGCGTTCTTCAGGGTGGTGGTCATATTCGCGGTCATGTTGAAGTCGCTTCCGGGGTCCTGCACACCGGGGATATAGCGCTTATACTTGTCCACCAGGTTGGTCACTTCCAACTGGGAAGGACTGAGCTGGATTTCAGGGATGGCTTTCACATCGGGGATGTTGGTATATCCGGTGGTGGGCCGGGTTCCGGCAGAAGACTCTACCGCATAGCCGATCTTAACGCCAATGGTATTAAACTCAAGAGCCATGTTTTTCACTCCTTGTTCGTTTTCTTGTCAGCCTTCACAGGCTTTTCCTTGGGCTTTTCAACAGGAATCCTGGCACGGCATTTCTCGCAGACATCCATATCACGCTTGTTATGTCCGCAGTAGGGGCATTTCCACATGCGTCCTTACCTCCTGTAAAATTGATAGATCGTGTCACCGCTTTCGGATAGCTTCTCCCCGACAATCACCTCATACCGGGCATACAGCCGGAAGATGGTTCTGTCCTGATTGGGGAGCTGCCTCATCATTGTGCGGTAGCATTTCAGGGCTTTCATCGCTTCGTCAACCACGGTGATGATGGCTTTTGCTTCGCTCTTCGCCGTCCCCTGCTTGTCAGAGTAGACATTTACCTCATAATACAGGCGGGTGTAGTTTTCGGAGCAGTTGTCCGTGTTCGTCCGCTGGACGGGAACATTGTTGGTTTCTGCGACGGTAATGGCGGGAAATACAGCGGATGTCTCCACGTATCCGGCGTCAATTCTGGCGGAAGGAAAAGCTTCGTGAACAGCTTTGTAGACTGTATCGAACACTTTGCTCTCAATGTCTATCATTTGCTGAACACTCCTCTCGCCTTCATTTCGGCGTTATTGACGATATAATCCCTGGCGTCCAAAAGGCCGTGCCTGGGCTCAACCGCCGAATAAGGCTTACCGCCGAAATGCCAGTATCCGTAACCGCCGTTCATCATGGCGGTGTAATAGCCTTCGCCGGAGCCAACTTGTTCAGAATAGCTCCACCGGTAGACATCCACAGGGGCGTTCGGTGCCATCGGATGGCTCTCCATGGTCGCCATACCGGCCCCAAACTCCATGATCACGACGGCTTCCCCGGTCGCTTCAATGATTCCGATGCCATCTTCCGCGACCTTTTCAACGTTGGCGGTACTGCCAAAGGCAAACCTCGCCATTTCCGCCCCGCCGTCAACAAGTTCCTTCAACAGCTCCGCAGACCTTCGTTCAACGCGGGCCTGATACCGTTCCAGTTCCCTGATTGCCTTGTTAATGCTTCCAACCGAAAGATTGATGCTGATGGTTTTATTCACTCACATCAACCTCTTTCAGATAGAAGATCATGTGATTCAAACTCTGTGCTTTACGAACGACCTTGAAGTTATGCGCGGTAAGTTGCCTGTCGTCGCCTTCTCCCGTGTAAGGTTCCTTTCTGTACCAGACAAGGCTCTCCTCACACATCGGGCAGTCCATGTCTTCCGTCACAGCCCTGTGGGTGTATCCGGTCGTAATGCCATATCTCTCAAGCTCCGCCATACCTTGGCTTCCAAGGTTGTTAGCGCCAGATGAGATTGCCATCGACATCTTAGCTGCCACAGGCTCCCCGTAGACAATCCGCTTTTCTCCGGTTAAAAAGCCGTTCGCGTCAGTCACAGGCTCCTCGCCTGTTGGATTCGCAAACCATATTAACTGTTTGTTTCTCTCTAAAATGCGCACGGTCACGCACCAACCTTTGCGAAAGGCGTCAGGCGGGACAGAATGTCTTCATCGTCCACGCTGGCATAGGTACGGTTAATGCCGTTTTCCTCATGAGAGATTTCAGCTTCGCCACCTCTGCGGAGATAGAGCCGAGCTCCTAACTCACATTGCACCATGTCATACCGCTGCGGGATGTCGCTTTCCTGCTTATCGATATCAAAGGGCCAGAGTCTCTCCAGCATTTTACCTGAAGCAAGCTGGAGGTAGAGCTCAATCAGTTCGGTACTGGCGGGTTCCGGCTCTTCTCCGATCATGGAGCGAACCATCGTCACCTTTTCTTCTGCTGTCATTGAAATCTACCTCCAGATCATTACTTCCCGCCCAGCTTTCTGGGCTTCGCTTTAGCCCCCTGGGGCTTTACGGGTTCCTTTTCTTCCTGATGGGGTTCAGGAGCGGGCTTTACGGTGGGTTTCCCCGCTTTCTGCTCCGCTTCCAGTTCCATCAAGCGTCTGTGAATGAGCATTCCCATATCATGCTCCTCCTATGTTTAATCAGTCGGATCAGGAGCCCTTCACGATGCGGATAGCCTTGCTGGCATCGTACAGATAGCAACCTTCGTGCTTGCTGGCGGTAATGACGGTGAGGAACTTCAGGATATCCCTTTCGGTTTCCACAATCGTATCCCGCTTCAGGAGCAGACGGAGCGCACCGGGTTTCACAATGTAGGCTTCCTCGTTGGCGTAGGTGGCATTCTTCAGCTTATTGCTGACGATGATCTGGCATCCGAAGATTTCGCCCACAGCACCCTGAATCATGCGGTCAGCAGAAATCTCAGAAGCGGGAAGCCAGTCGCTGGTCTTCCGAATCTTGGTGTACAGGGCGGGAGAAACCAAAACCACCTTCTCACCAACATCGATATCTTCACCGAACTTTTCCAGAGCATTGGACAGGTCGTTGACTTCGATACCAGCGGTGGAAGCAGCAGCGTGAACCATCGTGCCATCAATACCCTTCAGGGCAGCCAGCATCTCGTTATCTACGCAGTTAGCGATGGAGGTAGCGATCTGCATAGCAGCCTGTCCCATAGGATCACCATAACCGGACAGAACAGCTTCGTCAGTCAGTTCAACGCCCTGCGCTACTTTGTGGATCGTCATGGAGGTCGTCCCAGCGTTCAGGGAAGCGGGGGTCAGAGTGCTTCCTTCTCCAAGAGTGGAGGCATCGCCAATATAGCTGTAGCTGGGCAGATAAAGTACGCTTCCGGGCGTACCAGCCAGCGTGGTGTCCACTTCAGCCAGAGGCAGGAAGCGGATAAGATCATGAAGCTTTTTCTCAACCAGGTCAGCCATTACCTGAGGGTTGACCAGATTCTGAAGCACCGTAGTAGCCATGAATTTCACTCCTTATTTCGTGTATTCTTGATAGAGTTCCGGGTATTTGTTAAACACATCCACCCGTTCCTTATAGCTCATGGCGTCAAACTGTTCCTTGGTGATCGGTTTCGTTCCGTCTCCACCCGGCAGGGTTTTGTTCGTCCGGAAAGCGTTCTCCTTCAGCTGCTTGTCATGAGCCACTAAAAACTTGCGAAGCCCGTTGAAAATCTTCGCAGCGTCCTCCGTGCTCATATCGGACAGGGCTTCCGCGATTTCCTGCGCGGTGGTGCCATCGCATCCGATATCTGGAGCAGTCAGTTGCGACTTGTGATTAGCGACATTTCTCTCTGTCTGAAGAGCTTTAACTTGTTCGCGCAGGGTGGCTTCCTGCTCTTCCTTTTGCTTCTTCAGGCGTTCCTGCTCCGGCAGCATATCCTGATACTGCTTTTTCCATTTCGAAGCATCGGCAGAAGCGTTTGTATTCGCCTGTCTCAGCTTCTCGTTTTCGGATTCAAGCTTCTTAATCCTCGCTTCCAGTTCGGAAGCAGATGGAGTATTTTCAGCACCGCCGGAATTTTCCTTTTCGGTTTCTACAGTTTCAGCGTTCTTCTCAAGTTCATTAGCCATTTTATTTTTCTCCTTTTGCGATTAGAGTCTTCTCTGACTTTCCGCGATTATAGTCTTCTCTGACTTATGTCAAAGCCTTCCGGCTTAAACATCTAGTACATTCAGGTCAAAGGGTTTCACATCATTCATGATGTGTTCCAGCCACTTGCCAAGCGTGGTGGTTTCCATCAGCAATGCTCCCTGCCGATAGTGGTAATCCCTGCTTCCGTTTGCAAGTTTAGCAATGGCACGGGTGTCGCTGTTTGCATAAATGTTTGCGTACCGCTTTAGGAAGGTGCAGAACCAGCGTTCGTTTTTCTGAAGGACTTCCACGTTTTCCTTGGAATGCCAGAACGGAATCTGGAAGTCATAAAATGCATCGATAACCGTCTTACAGACAGCGATCTTGACCTGTGTTTCCAGTCCCCTGCGCTGAAACTCCTTGGTGATCTCGTTTCTCTGCTTCATCAGGTGGTCGTAGGTATCCAACAGGAATCTGCCCCCGTAGCTCCGTCCCACGCTGTCAGGATTGTGGCACCAGAGATAGAATCCGGTTTTGATCTCCCCGATTCTATCCTCGCTGGCGACCGCCTGGGCAACCGTGTTGAAGAACACATCCTCATGCAGGGTCAGCCCATCGCAGAACCGAATGCCGTTATCCACCAGCCATTGCCGTCTGAACATCTTTCCATGGATGAAGATTACATCCCGTTGGTGTGGCATCAGCTTCATCGCCCCTTCGGAAGGGACTTCCTCAAGGAAGTGACTCCAGTACATGTCCTTGTCATCTTCCTGGATGGCAGAGAACAGCAGTTGCAGTCCCAGGGTGGAGCAGATCTGGTCATCAAAGTCACAGATCATTACCCAGTCTGCCTTGGATGCGTCAATCCCTGCATTTCTGGCTCTGGATACACCCCCATGTGGTATCGTGATATTGTCCACACGGAATGGGTAATCCTTAAACAGATCGTCTGGCAGTCGGCTTTCCTCACCGTCATTGATGAGGACTACTCCCACTTGGCTGAAGTCTACGTTTCTTTGCATGGCAACCATGTCGAAGAATGGCTTCCCAAGGGAAAACGGACTTTTGTAGTGGGTAAGAATCAGATCGAGACTTCCCGTATAAATCTCTCCCTTCCATCACGCCATCAGGGTAACCCAGCATCGGCAGTTCACGTTGTTCTCTGGCCTTTCAAACCCACCTGGAAACAGGGCAGAATCCCCGTCGAAGGTGTAGAACTTGTCGTCAAGCCCTGCGATGTTTCCTTCCAGATAGTCGTGAGTGTCTCTGACTCGCTCATCTCCCATCGTGTTCCAGCGCTTGAAGATTCTCTTCCCGCTTGCCTTCGCAGCGTCGCAAACCCCCGTGTTGTAGTCCCGGTGCGCTTCGGTGTCGATAATCCTCAAAACGCCTTCTTCGGAGAGTTCCTGCACTTGCTCCAGGATTCTTTCCCGGTAGGTCTCCCCGTTGATTTCGAGGTTTACCGCTTTATCATCAAGGCCGGTCGGCAACGGCACGGCCCCGATAATCTCTTCGGCGTCCTTCCACCCATACGCGTAGATCAGGCAGAGGACGAATTCAAGGTAATCGCAGAATCCATCGATCATCCGTCTGGTCGGCGGTTTCTGTCTTGCTTCCCGGATGAACCG